ATTCCGATCCGAACGCCTTCGCGATACGGTTCTCCCATGTTGTCATACTCTACGCACAACAACGATCCATCTATCCCGTCGATTCGTTTTGTCTTCGCTCTAAGGACTCGCACGATAACAACCCAATGCAACGGAGCCGGTGACAACGCGGTTTGCCAGTGGAGGCTCCTTTTCCACCTGCCCGCTGATTGGGGGCTTTATCCAGACAAGCCAGCGACCATCTTATCGATCGCCGCCTGCCTTAATGGGCACCACGTTGGCGTACTCCAATGCGAATCCCCAATCAACTTGCGAGGCGTGGCAACAGTGTCCACCATGCTTGGATGGATGCAATACACATCGGTACCCGAATCACCCTGACACCGATAGCTTTCGCCGACGCAATAGTCGCAATCAAAACAACTCAACTCGATCCGAATTCTTGGTCCATGCATGATCTACACCTGAAACCATTCTATTTGTCCACGCATAATGTTTTCTCGGCCCTTGGATGGATTAGCTTGGCACCATTCGCTATCGGACAGGCACGCCCACCAACCACCATGCCCCCAGCAAATGTCACACTGAATCTGCCCACTATCTCCGTGAATGCATTCGCCGCCGTGGCACAGATCATCAATGCAATCCGATCCACAACCGCCGTCATCACAATTCCAACAGTCTTGGTAGTCGCACGACGAGCCGCATCTCGCGCACTGACAATCCCATTCACTTGAGTCTCTTGGTGGAAATGGCTGGATAACAAATGGATGCATCGAAGCGGCATCCACGCCTTCTTTGTCGCTCATAGTTTTTCCTTTGCCGCTCGATGATCCATTGCGTTCCACGGACCTACTGACGTTCTTCTGGTGCCCCACAGTGGATGCAACATTCGTCGTCCGTGTACTCACAAAAGCGTTTCGTTGAAATCTGGCAATACCACCCAAAATCTTTGCTGCACTTAATGCAGATTGCAGACCCACAATCGTCTTCCACGATTCTGTGTTCGCCCCTGCTGCATAGCTTACGTTCGCTGTCGCAGGCTTCGTTGTTTAACGTCGCATTGTCTTTGGCCGCGAGCCGTTCCCGCGACTTGTCCCACACAAACTTATCCAGCTCTCTGTCCGTGATTTCCCGCGATGATGCCGCGTTATTTGCGTTCTGCATCAACCGAAAGTAATTGTGCCGCGTTTCGCGTTCGACCTCGCTTGCCAACCGAAACGCCATGTCTGCCGCGGTCCCGTCGAACCCGTAGTCCTTAACCATCTTTTTGATTGATTCTTCGTCCATTATTCCTCCCAAACGTCTTTCCTCACCTGTAAAGAAATCCTTGACTACTCACCGACCAATTGAACCGCACCGCGATTTGTCTCTTTGGCGATTCGCAACGCTGAGACTACTGCATCACGCTGGTTGTTTCTTGCACAAACTAACTTCCCGTTTTCGTCTATCACTATGTACTTTGGCTTTGGCTGTGACAAATCTTGCTTTAGCGTCCAGGTTTTCATCGATTTATCCTTGCCGAAAAACTTTCTCATTTCGTGATCTTCTTCGATAAATACCTTGCAGACTTCATTGAAGCTCTTGCAATTGGCGTATGGGTTTTCTGTTGGTATCGTCTCAGTCATGTTGTCAACGAGGTCGATGACCTCTTTGATCGTGTTGGCTTTTACTATCCACTGGCTGCGAATCACTCCTTCCATGTTGGCTGCCCTTGCTCTTGCGGTAGTCTCGGACTTCTCCAATCCATTCCGCAACAACTGCAAAACTTTGATGGCCGTGGAACAATTGGATGCATCGAAGCACCCGTCAACGTCGTTCGGTTTGTTCATAGTTTTTTCTCGGGTGCTCGATGATCCATTGCGTTACATTGACACTTTCCGGTTTTGGCAAAACTCCAAAAAGTCGCTCCAAGCCACTCGATACAGCGGTTTGGAAGTGCCAACAGTCCTGCAGTCGATAGCAGGTAATTGCCCAGAGGTAATCCAATTGGAAACGCTCCTACGGTCTACCTGCAGCATGTTCGCAATGTCGCTCTTGCTTAGATACCGCTCCTCCATCCACTCGAGGATGTCCTGTATCTCAATGCGCAGTGGAGCTCGTGGCGAAGTTAGTGCGATGTAGTCTGTTAGGCTAAATTGCGACGGGCGTGATTTCGCCAAGCAGGCCAATTGCCGAGCTTCCGGCCACTCCGCTGGCTGACTCAGCTTTTCAGAATGGCACGCCCGACAGACGATAAGCAAAGCGAAAGGCTTATCCAAAGACGCTGCTCTATGCACGCCCCTCGCAATTTCATGCACATCCAGGGTTCCACGCGAGCACCCGCAAATTTCACAGCAGCCTACCTCAGCTCGCAGTGCATCGCGGATTGGCTTAACCTTTTTCATAAGCTCTTGTCGCTTTTTGCTTACTGGTCTCATTTACTATTCGTCTTCCAATGAATTTCCCGCACGACCTGCAGGTTGTTCTCATCCAACCACGCACGTCATCCGCTTGCTCTAGCCACAGTGAACGATCTACGCCACAAGGGCACCTAAAATGGTATGTCCTCTGGTTCGTCAGCGGGCGCGGCTTGCGACTGACGACTAGAAGATCCTCCTGACTGCTGCGCAGGCGAGTCCTGCTCTTTGTTTTCTTGCAGATTAAAGTAGCATGCACCTGGCGTAATCACGGCTCCGTTAGTGAGCACGATCTTTGCAATGCCTTTGTCCAATTGCCCACTAATGCCCTTGTCCCCAATCCAAAACGCAGCAATGTCTTGAAACTTGCCGCTTGCTTTGGATTTTGCAACTACTCGATAGTTTGGTTTTCCAGCCATGTCTACTTTCTCCCTTGGTTAGTTTTTTCCTGGTGACATGTCTTGTGAAGTAATTGGTAATTAGAGCTATCCTCACAAGTTAGACGCTCCAAGAACGGTGCCACATCGTCCGCCGATCGTAGCGAACCACATGGGTCAATGTGATCTATGTGCATCTCCTCGCGGAAACCTGTTTTTAGACAAGCAGTGCACAAATAGACCTTCTTGTGCCTGCCAGTCTTCGGGTTTACTCTCGTTCCGCACTCGGCTTGCTTTAATACTGCCTGTGCTGGCTTCCAGTAGGCAAAGGCTTTCCTGAGCGCTGACCGAACCTTTCCCCAATATTCTGCTTCGGTCATAGTGTTAGCGTTACGTGTTCGTACTGCTCGTTGCGACACTAGAAATCATCTCCAGTAACGCCGCCCAACTGCTTCAATTCTTCGTTGTCGCGACGTATCGCATCTGCCAGCCACAATAACGCTTGCCTTGTCCTCGCGTGCCTACCGCCGCCAACACCAGTTCTGCAACGGATACTTGGAAAGCTGTCGTAAATAGCATGCAGCTTCTCACCAGTTGCTTTATCGGTGGTCGCCCGCTCCATTCGCTCGCTAGCCATTAAATGCACATCACCATCACCAGCAACCATCACGGATATGAAACAGTCGCCATCCCTGCCCTTGTCGTCGCAAAGGAATCTGTACTGCTTGCCAATTTCGAGACCTTCCGGCCACTCAGGCTTAAACGCTTTCGGTTCGCTCATGCTGCGCCCTCTGGAGTTTTAGCCATCTCATCCTCTAGCGCTGCGATGTACCGCTCGTTGACCTGCTTGCGGTTCCACTGATCCAGAGGCATCAGGTACTCGACAAGCAACAGATTAGCTTGGTGTTCACTAGCAGCCACAACGTACAGCGGTTGCCTCTCAGTTCCATCTACAACGCCAGATGTCTCAAAGAAATTTCCGGCGGAGCCTCTGGCGTACCGTAGTGCTTCGAGTTTGTCTGTAAATACTTGTCCTTCAATTTTGCTCATTGCCTTAATGATCCTTGTTCATAATTGTTTTCGGTTCACCAACAAACGCCAATAAATGTCTTGCTGCCTCGCGAATCACTTCTTCTTCGTCATTCGTGAGTTGCTTGCCATAAACGCAGTTCGATTCAATCGTCAGCACATGCGAGCCGTTGACACGCACATCCACACCCCAGTGTTCGATCTTCCGCTCGCCCATCACAAAGCCCCAGTAACTGACGTAATGAATAACTCCGTCTTGCTCGCATTGTTACCGCTAGAGTTCTCTACGCTAAGTATTTGGAAGCCAGCATACAATGACCTAACCAGTTCACAGTCATCATAGGTAACGACCCATTCAGCTGGACTACTAACCAACCAGTCTCTTAGCCTCACATGGTCCACCTCTCCGAATGGATGCTTGTACAGTGATGCTCCTGCAGTAACATATGGCGGGTCTGCAAACACAAAGTCGCCGTCCATCAGCACAATGCCCTCAAAGTCACAGCACTCGACGTTGGCTCGCTTGATTAACTTAGAAATATGCGCGATTGTCATCGAGATCCTATGTGGGTTCCACCTACACCCTATTGGGTACTGACTGTCTTGCGATGCTCCTCCCTGTGGACCTCCAGCCATAAAGCCGATACCTCCGTGGCTGCAATAATGCAGAACTAGCTTGTTGAATGCAGATTCCAATCTGTCGGTAATGATGCCATCACTCGCCTTAGCCTTATACCAGTCGTCTACATTTGGAACCCACCGCTGCACCATAGAGGTAAGTCGCTTTGGCATATCCCTTACCACAATCCACAAATCAACGAGAGATCTGTCTATATCGGCTATGAAAATATCTTTGTATTCACAGCGAATAAGCGCTTGCATACACGCTCCTCCACCACCTACCATTGGCTCGACGTATCTGTTCGGACAGAACATGCTGCCTGACGGCATCAGCTTCTCCAGTTTTCCGTTCCATAAACGAGCCTTACCTCCAGGATATCGAAGTAAATTCGCTCCATAGCTTATCTTTAACTCATTGATATCCCGAAGATCATCTAGTGCAATGTCATAATTCATGTGCGTAGCGTCCTTACGTTTACTTTTGACGAGAGGCTTTGACGTAGCGAGTTCATAAGAAATCCACCCCAACACGAACACTTCTTTGTGTGTTACCCTGGCAAAGATAAAACTGTGGCAGCGTTTTCTTTTCTGCTGCTTGATGAGTGGAATGTCACCACTTGTTCCCTTTACGTCTATCTTCAGTCCGTGCAGCTTAATGTCGTATCCGCTGTCGTACCCATAGGAGAAATCGACAGGTAAGCTAAACAGCTCCGCGACAGCACACTCTGCGATCAATCCTATGTAGTGCGGTCTTTCAATCAGCCCCTTACCCCACCTGTCAGCTCTCTGCTTATCCCTGGTTTGCCTGCGCTCCGCCTCTTCATGGCAGATTATCCGCCAGTGCCGAGTGATAGGCACTCGAATGGCTTTCGGGATCACCTTCCCTTTAGATTCAATTAGCATCCTATCAACCTATCGCACCGAGTAATTCAATCCAACAATTACCACCAGTCAACAACTCTCTCATATCCTTCGAGCCAGGAGGAACCAGCACGCCCACCGTATTACCGCCCAGTTCCGCAGCGACTTTCTTCATTCCAAACTTTCCAGGCCAACAGTAAGCACATCCACAGCAATTGACCGTGCAGCTAGAAACCATCCCTCGCTTGCTCTGGTTCCAGTCCCGTTCGCCCACCACGACTGCTAGCTTCTCTGGGCAGCATTGTCGCAGCATCTTCTTTATCCACTCTCCGCCGTGAGTGTTGCTGGCTCTCCCAATGGCATTCAAGTTATGTGATTCGCAGGCTGCCACGTCGCTACCTCCCTCAACCACGAACACTGGACCCGGATGCGTGTACCATGTAGGGCAGTAAAACACTCCCGTTGAACCTCCCTGGTTAGTTCGCTTGGCTCCATCGGCGTATCGCCGAACGTAACCGATGCACCGACCGTCACTGTCCCGCGACGGCCAGCTCGAAAACTCGGCGTTATTCCATTCGTCCCAGCCGACACCTACTCGAAGCAATTCCAGCGATTCAACCGACACCTTGAGTTGCTCTGCCACTGAACATCGCTTGTCGTGGGCTTTGTCGTGCTCATACATTCGGCGACATTCATCGGTCCAGTCTGGCTTCTTCTCGACCTTCTTCGGTGGAGGGTGTGGTGGAAGTGGATCCGCCAGCTGATGAATCCATCCTCCCAATTTGCCCTTGTCTGGTCGATCTGACTCTACCCGCATGCACTTGACCGCATTGCCGTCAGTCGTCCTGGTGCAATAGTCTGGTCTGCCGCATATCGGACAGGGCTCTGCGCGAGTGACACGAATCCATGTGCTTTCGCTCATTGCCTGCCCTTCCTTGCTTCTTCCCACTTCTTGCGCTGCATCCATTTACCGAAACTTGTCCTCGGGCTGTTGATAGCGTGCTCGATTGCCAGCGATGCCCCTCGCTTGCTTTTGACCTTGTTTATCTGTGCCTCGGTGTATCCCAGCTTCAACATCATGGTTTTCTGTTTGTCACTCATCTGATACCGCTGCATGTAGCCTGGCACCCTGGGTAGCTGTGACAGGTCATAAAGGTTGTTGGCGTCAAATAGTTCGTAATTGACGCCAACAGTCACCTTGTGCCTGGCTGCCTCCCTCTCCTTAGCAAGTTGCTCTCGTGCCTCTCGCAGTGCGTCTAACTGGTCTCCAGTAAAATCACCAGATCCCGATAGCCTGTTGGCTCGTTCTTTCACTTCGGGCGGTTCGTCCGTGCCTGTCATGAAGTCAGTGGCACACAGTAACTTGTGTTTGCCAGACTGCCCAACGAAGTCCAGCACGGTACAGTTGGGCTTAATGCTGTTCTTGATCGCCTCTAGTCGCTCCTCTCGTGTTGCCAAGTTATCCACCACGCCGGCAAGAGGTCGTAGTCCGCGACCCAGCATTTGCTGATACAGCGCCCGTGACTTCGTCGGTCTACCTATCGCGATGAGTTGCACTCCTGGCGCATCGAACCCTTCCGTAGCTACCCCGCAGTTACAGAGGAACTGGATGTCTCCCGCCTTGAACTCTTTAACTATCTGTTTGCGTTTTGGATCCTGCGGAGATAATGTGCCATCAAGTGCTACCGCCTGTGTCTCCGTACCGAACTCACGGTAGTGGTAGTCCCGTATTTTCTCGGCAATGCTATGGGCTTGCTTCACGCTGGCTGTGAACACGATCGCTTGCTTATCCTTCCCTGCCACGTCTACTATCGGCTTAGCCATCTCATGGAGGTTCTTTTCAAGCTCTAGGATTCTCTGCAGTTGGCTCGTGTCTAGGTCGCCTCCAATCGTCCGCACCTCTCGTAGGTCCAACCCGTCTACTTTGGCGAACAACTGCCTGGGACCGACGAGCCATCCATTCTCCACCCCCCACAGTGCATTCAGATCACTGCTGGCGACCTGGAACACATTCCCCATCCCAACGCCATCGAGCCTATCTGGTGTTGCTGTCACACCAACGACACAGCACGCTGGGTTCTGTAGGAAGTGCTTAATAACTCTTCGGTAGGTGACAGCTGCTGCCCTGTGTGCTTCGTCGATCAGCAGCAAACCAAAATCCATGGGGTCGAACTTCTCCATGCGATATTGCTGGCGCTTGCGACGGAAGGAGTTGAGAGTTTGCACTGACGCCACCACTACCCGATGTGGAACCGTGCGCTGGTCTGCCTCGAACGCTGCCTGCTCCAAGTCGACCTCCTCACCACAGATATTGCTGAGCTGGTCGATTGCTTGCTGATTGATCTCGTAGCGATGGCTTATCAACATCACCCTGCCTTTTGGCCAGGTCTTCGCCAACCCCCCCATGATCACCGTCTTGCCCAATCCTGTTGCTGCGACAATGAGCGACGATCTGATCTGACTCTGGACCCGCAGGCTCAACCCCGAAATGCTCGTAGACAGCACGGATGGCATCAAGCTGGTAGTCTCTAAATTTGACATCATTCACCACTTTCCTCCAAGCTCTTGAATAGTGCCTTGTTTACCCACCCATGGTTTCCGCACTGGACGCAACACTGTCCATTGCAACGAGGGCACACCGCATACGGTATAGTCACCTGGATAGCACCGATTGCTGCGTCGATGTCTCTCTGGATGCTCTTTTCCCTCGACACGAAGACTTCTAGTCCCGGCTGCTCCTCAATTGACTTGGACTCGCGTTTAGCCTTTTGGAGCAGTTCAACAATCGTGCTTAACGCCTTGCCGTTCTGCAGCGCTAGGTCGACGACGCTATCATTGACCACGATGGGCTCAACTGACTCCTCCTCAGACTCTTCCAGCAATAGTTCCCCCACCACCTTCTTGTAATCTCTGGCGGTCGGCTTGCGATTCTCCTCCGCAGCCCTTTCGACCGCCTTCCTAACCACCTCCGCCTGCTTTGCAGCGGGCGCCTTGGCTACTTCTCGCAAGTGCGTTTCACGTTGCGGGCGATCTGGCGCGCCAACTATAGTTGACAAATTGGCGTCTACCTCGGCAGCTTCAATGAGCTGGTACGCTCTTTGGCGGGTATACTCCCACCTATTCTTGATATAAGAATCGAACGAATCGTATTCTGCCGCGTACAGCCTATTGTCGCGTATGGCTTTCATCGCCAACCCGACTTCTATGGTCGTCCTCAAGCCTCGCTCGATAACAGCCTCGTGCTTTGCCAGCTCGCTTTTTACCAATCTGTCGTTAACGCTCATGCTCACTATCTCCAGGGTGAAAAAACAGCGACTCTGCTACCAGTCTTTTACACCGACTCAATCACGAGAGATTCTGGAAACTCCTTTTTCAAGCGAGTCAAAAGCTCCACCCGCGTTGCTTGGTGCGCGTCCTGAATGCAATCGCCTACCGGAGCAATGGAGATGGTTTCCGCGTTAGGGTCTACCGTGACCGCAAATCGCAGGTCGTGCTCGCTGATAGCCATGCCAGCGAATAGCTTGACGCGAAACAGGATTACTTCGGGGATCTCACCAGCACTGCTCTGGGCTGCTGCCTCGACCATCTTCCCCATCGACTCGCCGGTGTGTGCGGCTGATTTGGTACCATCGTTACGCCGCTTGAAGTCTAGGCGACTGAAGATACTGACGTACCCAGAGTCAAACGTACCAGCCAGCTTGGTTCGCAGCCCCTTAACCGTCTGCGCAACGCTGCGAGTTGATTTGCACCAATCCAACAGGTCGGCATAGGCTGCTGAGCGCTCAAGAGACAGAGATGCGCTGTCCGACTCGTGCGGCATATCGCGGTTGCTCACCACGGCGACATCGACATCAGAAACCTTGAAAACTAAATCCTCGCGATCCAAGGACCAATCAATAAGACTTTGCAGTGATGCGATATTATCTTTGTGAGTTTTGCGGTTTCTCGAATGCTTCTCAACAGTGTCGCCGTACAACACCAGCATCTGGTTGTTTGGCAACTCCACAACCTTCGCCTCGGCTGCACTTCGTGCTAGTCCAGCGATCGCCTCAACAAAATCTCTCAACATAATTCACTCCTAAGACTTGATGGTTAAAAAGTGCAGCAGATTTACCGCGCCGCTGCCCGCGTTACATGCGGACCTCTCGGTATCCGCTCCCCACAATTGCTGTAGACAATTGGAAACAGGGGCTTTCTTCTTGCTTACAAAAGAACCGGGCAGGATTCGAACCTGCATGGGAATACTCCCGGCAGACTTACTTTAACTAGTATTTTCAGCCTGCTGCGCCTGCCAATTTCGCCACCGATTCAATCCGCTCGCTCTCCGAGCTGTCAACTCAACAACCAAATGAAAAACCCGACAATCGAAACATCAATAAACGCCCTGCACTTAACGCTGTACTGAGCACTACTCGAGCAGTAGGATGCTAGCCCCAACTCGCCACCTGGATTCGGTGCTTTTTCCCGTTGTTTGACTGGCTAGGTTTCCGAGGATTCCGCACACCAGCGAACCAGTTCGGGCTGGTCCACCTGCAAGGCAGCCTTTTACGTCTCTTGCAGCGACGGCTATTTAATGAGTCTCTAACAATCCCATAACTGGGAACTGTCCGGGTCTTTCATGCGCATGCCCCTGGCGACTCACCACACCACACTGCGGCTTCTTGTCGAAAACATCCCGCAGCAGTCATTCCACTCCAGTTCACCTCTGGGAGCACTCGCCAGAGACTCACAGTCCACCAGTAACTTAGGTGCCGACACTTGGAATCTTGCTTACAAAGAGCTGGTCGTGGATTCGAACCACCTTCGCAAACGTCATGCTTTCCCATGTGGCGCACGTGACACCCCCAGCGTATTGCCGGTCACTAGACCCTACCGGCATCGGGTTTATTCGCAGCGCTAGCTTCGCTGCCACTCGCCTGTAAAGTGGAAGGCACAGGTTATATGCTATGCAGCTTGCTCATCAACTGGCATGTAGTACATACCGCTTGGGTCGAGTACAAGGTATTTGCCTGCTCTTACTGGTAGTTGGCTTACCTCTTCATAAAAAGCGTCGAACCCATTGAATTTGATCTTGATGAGCCTTGCTCGCAGTGCGTTAAATTCCGATATCATCATGTCATCGACTACTGCCCGACAGATCGCGACCGTTTTACAGCCAAAGCCTTCCTCGCCGTCAACAGGTCGTTCTAGTATAAAGTCCGTTGCGACGACCATCGCCATTTCCTGACATTCTTCAATGGGCTGATCTTTTCCTCTTACTAGCCAGCTGCCTCTCTTACTGTCTCGATAATTTGCTGTTACCACAAACGTCATACTAACTCTCCTCATTGGGTAAAATGCCCGCGTGCTACTGCTTCACTGGGCGATGTTTTACCGGCATTTCTGCCGCAGTAGTGTCCTCTGGGGTTTATTCAGGCGGCTATCTGCAAACCGCCTTGGTCAGCAACACGCCGACCAACGTATTCTGGCGGGAGAGATTTGAACCCGCCAAGGATAGCGACACACTATCCCTTTACTCCTCGAAATCCATTGTCTCTTGCATGTGGTCATCGAGTGCATCCGCAGCAAACAACAAGTGCCCACCTTTGCGTAGGCTCATGTTGTAAATCTTGCTCTTTCGCTTTGGAACGCTATCGGTAACAGCCACCTGGACATCGCAGTCCTCGCACAGCCCATCAGGGTCGAGCACTGGCTTGACCGCCAAGCTCAGCGTCACCGTACGCTCCTTCTTCTCGCCTGGGCGGTCGTCGCAGTCTTGAGCAACGCGACGTAGTGCCTGCTCGAAGGCAATTGCAATTCGTCCGCCGTCGATACTTGCCAGCGCAGCTAGGTCAAACTTTTCCAGATTCCGCATTTGGTTAATTCCTTAAAATAGTTCCAGTTAAAAACCATCCATGCCCCGCCGTCCGTGGCGGGTCACTCCAACCTTAGAGCGTGCTTCCTGTTGTTAATCCTGTTGTTCATCCTCGTCCATGTCAGAAGACTCTTCCGTGTCTGGTACCTTCGTAGCACCCACCACTTCGCCGTCCGCAATGACAACGGCACAACGCTCCTCATCCTCCTTGCTTCTCGTCACAACCTCACAGATTAACTGGAAGTCGTTTTCCTTGAGAATAGCATCCAGTGCCGCAAGCGTGTCGACATCCAAGTCGCTTCCGTGTTCACATACCAACAATCGCAACTCTGGATTTAGCCGCATCCCAACAGCCACAGATGCCATTATGCGCTGACTGGTGCTCGCCTGCTCGAACGGTAGCCCATTCCAGACTAATCCATCCTCCTGCAGTTCCATGCCAGGGATTGGCCAATCCGCATTGGCTACCTCCTGGGCACGTTCCTCGGCAATCTCTGTAAGCCTAACAGATAGTTCTTGCCACTGCTCGCGTGACGCCTTAACTTCCTTCGCCAGCTTGTCATAGGCTATGTTCTCGCGGACTTTTCGGTTGGTACTCTCAGCGTTCGCTATCTGTTCTCGCAGTGGTGCCAATTCATCAGATCGGTCAGGAAAGTCCGCAAGTGCCTTTACCTGTGCCGCGAACACCTTCTCTTGCTCTTTAACAGACTTCTTGTGCGTCTCAAGCATTGCCTTAGCTAGCTGCAACTGTTCCTCCAGTCTCGCTACCTCCGCCTCTGTATCTTCGGTGTCCTCCTTCCAAGCAACGAGAGTTTTCTCAGCCGTCTCAATCGCATCCTCTTGTTTAGCGCGTGCAGACTGGGCAGTGTTAATCGCGTCTATCTGATCGAGCACGTCAGCAACCTTTACTTCCTCCGCTGGTGCATCCTTGTGCTTCGTCATGCCTTCCAACTGTGCCGCCAACTTCTTTCCGTCGCGACCAAGTTCTGTTCTGTCCCTAAATACCCTTTCGTGCTCCTTGTCATACTTCGATAGGTCCAGACCCAACATCTTCTGTACGCAACTCGCCTTCTCCTTCGGCGCCATCCTCTCAAACGCCAAAGGGTCGAACGCTTTCAACTGGAACAGGTCTTGTAGCATCTTGCGCGGTGAAGGAGCTTCCTCTCCAGTGGAGTCCAGTAAGCGAAACTCCTCAACGACCACGCCGCTAGCCTTGCGGCGAAGCGCTAGCTCGGCAGTCAAACCCTTGTCCTCGCCAACACTGGCAGAACCAGTCAACTCAATCTTGACCTTGCCCTTCTTCTCTCCGTCCCTCAAAGCGATGGCTGGATACTCCTTGGTCCCCATACCAGATTTGCCGCAGAGGGTCATAACGAGAGCCGTTAGTGCCGACGTTTTTCCCTGAAAATTCTTGCCTCCCACGAGGAATAAATGCCGACCTTCCATGTCGAATCGAATGTTCTTGACGCCAAGTACGTTGTGTGCTTCGTAGCTAATGATTTTCATTGTGCGTTGCTTCCTGATTAAATGTCTGGTTGAATAACTTTAAGCCAAGGTCGATCGCTTCCTTCTGGTTGTCTGTTAGATCGGCTGGCATGAACTCTTTTCCCATGATGTATGCAATAGTCAGCATCGTCGCCGACTGAACAAAGTCTTCTGGTCGCTCGGCTCCAGTGAATCGTGGCGGATCCCAGGTTTTCATGACCTGATCCATCAATTGCTTAGCGCGAATAACTATCACATTTATTCTCCCGACTTGCCCGCCAACTCCCGCTTCCGTTCTGCCACCAACTCCATCAACTCCTGAGCGGCTTCAACATTGTCAAGAGTTTGGTCCGCAATGATTTCCTCTAATCGCTCTTTGCACTTCGCCAGCGCAGGCAAATCCTTCGCTGTCCTGATAGCCGTAGCAATCGTGTTCATAAACGCATCCTGGTCGCCAAACTTCTTCTTCAAGTCCTCGACGTAGGACGTGTCGTCAAACTTACCGAGGAACACATCAGCGGAGAACCCAAGCCAACTGAGCGCCTTGGAACGAGTGTTTGTTATCAGCTTCTTGAGAGTGTCGTCGCCTGACCGAAACTTGTCGTCGTTCCATATCTCGAACGAAACTTCCTTACCGTCCACTGGATAGAAGAAGTCAGCCTTAAGAAACACAGACGACTCCAGGTACTTCCCTTGCGCATCGGACGCATGAACCTCCACCATCTTGCAATCTATGTTCCGCATACCCCAACGATACCCGTACGGTCCCCATAAGGCTGTAGCTACACGCAACTGCCACTGCGGATCGATGGTGGTGTACTTGCGCTTGCCGAACGCAACATTCTTTGTCATCTCTGGTGGAGTCTTCTCGACTGACTTCCACAACTTCAGATTCTCTCTGCCTTCGGTAGATGCTTCTGCCGATAGCTCGGTGTCTTTACTCATCACTGCCTCCTACCGACAACCTGACTCGCGACAAAATGTTTACCAGCCGCACTTCTACTTGCTGTAAGGCGCGTGGAATGCGTTCGCTAATCTCCTCGATGACATCCTCGTCACGCTCATATCGCACGACATGGAGCTGAAGCGGTGTTGGAACGAATGGATGGAACGAGACGAAGTCACACCACTTACGACCAGTGAGCCACAGATTGCCCTGCATCTGCCAAATGTAATCCTTGTCACCAGTCCCATCGTTCTCGATGTTTGCCAGATGGTTATGGACGTTGTACGGGCATTTGATCTCCAACACACCGTCATCACCTACCAAGCAATCAGGCGACCCACCGCAGAACGGAACCGTAGGATGGTCCACAAAACCGACCTGCTTTAGTTCTTGCCGCTCTGTGAGATGCCACTGATACAACTGCCTAGCCGTTGGCTCGTGCTCGTTGCCGTGATCGAGATACTTAGAATTGATCTCGTCTTGAGGACGCCCAGTGATCCGCTCAGCCAGCACTTGGGTCATGTAGGTGATAGCCGTTTGCGTCCAGCCACCACCAGAACGTCCGCTGCCAGATAACTTGCCGAAGCAACTGGCTGTAATCTTGCCACATCGAGCGGCGTACCACTCTGGTGAACCTTGAATTAACTCTGCCTGCAATATCGCAGCAGGCTCTTTGTCGTCAGCACTCGACACGATTGGTAGCTCCTAGATTTGGGTAATGTTCGCTAACCGGGGTCAATCATAACACGTACAAATTGGGAAGCAAGAGGCGCTTCTGAATTTTTTAATGTCAACTATAGTTGACACGAAAAACCTCCCAGCGATTACCCTTCGCTGGGAGGTTTCTATGTTTGCGTTCGTGCTGGAACGCCAATTACATCCTATGTCACTGTGTTTGCAAGTCAAAAGCGTCACGCTTTGCATATTCCTGCAGGGCTTCCTGGGCTATCTTGCGTTGCTCCTGCCAATCCCGCATACGTTCGCGATACTTCTCAGCTGTCTCGTCGCTTTGCTTTTGCGGCTTGCCTTTCGGTGAGCCGTCCTTGTTTTTGCCGACCGCGATATCCTTCAGTCGCTTGTCGCGGCGAGCACGGATCTGCTTTGCCTGCTCCTCTGTGAGCAATTCCGAGTAGTAGAACCTTTCCGCCTCTCGATATTCCATCTGCTCCACTGGCGCCAGTGACTTGTAGAACAGGTATGCGTCGATGGTGCTCAATCCGCCCGCTGGGTGACTCGACTCGAGTGAATCTAGCAATCCTTCTTTGGTTCCGTCCGATGCTTCGTACGCTGCCAGATATTTGTCTACTGCGGTTTTATCGTTTAGCCTCAGCGCCATCTTGTAGTTACGCAGAGCGTCTCCTCTGGCTGAAGTCGAGTAACCAATTCCACGATTCCGTGCCTCTTTCAGCCAACGGTACTTCGCGTCCTGTGTCAGGTAGTAAGCTGAGGTTCCTGGCTCTACCTTGTACAAGAATGTGTCTGTGAACGAATATGGCGTTGATGGATTACCAACGAGCTTGTCGTACTCCTTCTGTATCCCAAGGTTCTGAGCAATGTATCGACCGCGATCGCGAATTGGTCTAGGCTTGCCAACGTTCGGATAAGCGGTTTGACCAACAGCTAGCTCCGTAGGCATCTTGAGGAAAGGTGATAGCATGCCGTACGCCTTATCCACCGGCGAACGAGCCATGTCATTGAGGACATCACGTAGCGTTCTGCGACCGTCCAGGACATCACGAAGATCGTAATCGACCGAATCCAAGCCTACCCAGTCCAGCACGTCCGCCGCGGTTCCAATGCGGCTGAAATACTGTACCTCGCCCTTTGCGTTCTTTCCAAAGGTCAAATGGGCTTTGCGTTTTTCTTCCTCTGGCAAATCGTCGTCATTGTCTGGGAACAGCAGCTGATTGAATACTGTAGTCATTGCCTTCAAGCCATAGAACAATATCGCGATCCGTCCGAGCTTGTAAGCTAGAAACGGAGCTTTCACTAGCGCCCCAATGCCCGCCGCTTTCGCTATGCTCATGCCTGCCTTGATAGCCGCTTGCTCATTGCTCGCCAGGTTAATCAGTCCACGGAAGTATGTGCGCACGTTGGTTTCTTGGAAGCTCCAGAACGGAGCGAGACGACTTCGCAGGAATTGCCCCACAAGCGAAATGTCCCCATAATCTCCAAGAAGATCGGCAGACAGTCGCATAGCCTTGTCTTTCTTGTCCTTGATACCATCCACTTCGGCTCGCACCGAACCACCGTAGTTCGTTAGCTTGCCCGCTTCGAGCTGCTCCAGGTAGTTCAGATACGCTGCATAACGCAAGATGGACTCGCGGAAGTCCGACGCCAAGCCGACTTTTGACCAGTAGCCTTTCCATACGCTAGCTGGAGCCTTGATAACCTTGCCAACGACCCCCGACCGCTTGTCCGCTATCAGCCGAGCAAACTCCTTCAATTCGTTTATCTCACCAAGTTCGTTTACTCGCACGAGCGTCCCAGAGCCACCTCGCTCCACCCAATCTCTTACGGTCGCTGGGATGTCGTCCGCACCACTGTACAGCTTCCATAGGTCCATGAAGGCTCGCGGGATATCCTTGATAGCCGCTGGGTTCAACGCCATCACTTTGTCTATTTCACTGAGGTTTCGCAGGTTGTACTTGAGCACTCGTGTTGGTGACATGAGCACCCATCGCTTCCAAGCGTTCACTGGCCGCGTGAACAGGCGATCGACAACCCCAAAGTCCAGCGTTTTGTCGATAGCCGCCATCTGTGCAGCCACCTCCTGTGGAACAACCAAAGGCGTGTACTTGCTTCCCAGTGCCGTAAGCGGTCGGAGGTCTTCAGCGCTGATACCCAGAGTCTTGGATAAGTCTGCCATTAACTCGCTGGCGACCTGTTCGGGAACGCTATACGCCTGGAACATTGCCCTACCAGGTCGAATAGCCACCTCTTCGTAGTCGTCTGGTACAACGTCCTCCCATGTCTGGTATTCGTCTCCCAGAGCAGTTTTGATAAACGCCTTGCGATCGG